TCAATGTTGAACTGATTGCCAAGTGCCATTAGCGTGCCAACCCTCCGCGCTTCCTGTAGGGATCAAGAATCAATGCTGCCTCAGGATGCAGCGCACGAGTCTGGCGCAGGATGCCTCCGAGGTCTTGGCTGCCGATCACGCCGAAGGGACTTGTCCGGGACGCCCAGACGGCATTCGCCTGGATGATGGCAGCTTGAACGACGGCGGCTGGGACACTAGGAAAGCCGAACACGCCAGTCACCTTGACGCCGATATACACATCCTTGGGAAAGTTGCGCGGCCATGTGACTGAGGTGTCAATCTCAGTGTAGGGGAAGCCGTCAAGTGCGGCGTTCACCGGAGCGAGTATGAAGTCGGTGTTTGCCGTCCATGTCGTTTCGTAGGTTCCGTTCGCATCATCGTCGGTCTGCAACGTTGTGACGCTGACAAGATCGTCCACAAGAACGTACTGGAAATCCTCGGCAGTGTAGTAGCGAGTCTCGGTCGCGGTGCCGAAGCCAGTCTTTCGGTCGCAGTAAAGGTCAATGAGCGTATCGGTTGCGTCAAGGACATTCTGAAGTGCAATGTCGTCTTGGCTGTCGGAGATGCCCACACTCGCCTTGAACATTGCCAGGGATGCATACGACATTTAGCGACCTCCTGATTTCAAGATGATTAGTGGTTCCGTGCTTGATGCAAAGATACCGCAAAGAATGTGCGCTGATTCAGCACTCACTCGTCTTCCCCTGTTTCCGCACCCAGGAGGGGCGCATGCTTCAGGGTGGCTGTCCTACCTACCTTTGGCAGTTTGGCGCGCTCTACGAGGCTCCTAGGTACCTCTGCGTCAACATCTCCGACCGCCTGAGCCAAGCCAAACCCGATCAGGGCCTCTGCCTCTTCAAGAGGGAGGTCCACGATTGAGCCGCTCGGATATTCACCTCGGCGCTTGGACAGTCTGACGAGCATTGTTCCTTTCATGCGAATGGGGGGCGGGGCTTACCCCGCCCCCCATCGCTAGTTCCTAGCTGCTACTGATTAGATCAGTTGCAGACGAAGAGCTTGACTGCGCTTGACTGTGCAAGACCGGTGGCGCCGCGTACCTCAACTTTATATGAGATAAGCCCCACATTCCAGGCATACTCTCGGGAAACGTCCACACGGACGCCGCCCACAAGTGCCGTCTTGATCTGACCGAGGTCACCGAACAAGATTGGCTTGTTGTTGTCCCCAATGTCAGCGATGCCGCTGGCAGTGTAGACAGGCTTGCCAAGGAGGCGATCAACGCCACCCTGTCCACCTGGCTGGAAGAGTGGGACTGACGACGATGTGATTCCAAGGACTGTTCCAAGGGTCGCATCGGACATCATGAACCCGCTCTTTGGAGCGTTTCGGTACTGCTGCTTCACCGAATACTGAAGCTGTACCAACTCGGCGTAGGTCGGGGTGAAGGTCGCACCTGTCACACCGGTACCCGCTGCTGTCACGATGGCAGTGCCTGCGGCAGCGCCATGCGCGATTGCAACTTCCTGACCCGCTGCGTCCGCAATGAACGCCGCAATGTCAAAGGCCGCATCCTCAACAAGCTCTTCCGAGACCTGTACGAGAATCGCGTACTTGGCTGGGGTCAACGCCAGCGAACCCATCGTTGGGTCGCTCTCGACGATGGTCCCTGCTTCGCCCGGAGCCGTCGCCGTACCAAGAGCCGTGGCCACTGGGTACTTGAACGTGTTGCCGGTTGAAACCTGGATCACATCAACGACGTCTGGGTTGATGAACGGATTGATCTGGCCCGCAACCACGTTGACACGGTTGAACACTGCAACTGGGTCGCCCAAGTTGCTGCTCTTTGTGACATCGCGGTACTCAAACAGGTCCCCGCCACCCTGAAGCCCGATGGCTCGCAGGCGCTCGGAGTCAGTCTTGACCTTTGCCGTTGTAGGGGCTACGACAGCGGCGTACTCGGCACGAGCCTCGTCCGCAGCCTTGCGAGCCTCTTCTGCGTTCTTCTCGGAGCGCATGGCCTCGGCAAGAGTTCCTGCCTCAGCGACGAGCTTCTCGAAGCGCGCCTTGTCTTCGCCCTCAAGGGCGATTCCCTTGTCGGCTGCATCTACGGCAATGCCGCGTGCGTCCGTCAAAAGAACTGCTCGCTTGTCAGCGAGCTTTGCGAAGTCGGACATGTGTCCACTTCCTTCCTGGGGTATTACCCCAACTCTTCTTTTCCACTCCTAGGCGGGATGACGTGATCGCGGGCTTGCCGTCTTAGGGCAGCGGGGCGGCGTCTCGTGGCTTAGAGTGATTCACTTTCTGCCGTCACCAAGTCCACAAGTGCCTTGGCAACGGATGGTTCAATGACCTTCCCCTGCTTCGGCGAGAGCTTGGTACGGACAGCGTCAATGACAGCCAACTCCTCGGCGGACAACTCACGTCCAGCCTTGACTGCTTCTAGGGTGGCGACCAGCGCCTCAGCCTCCACGCCAATCTTTGGAGCGGTGACTTGTCGGATCGCGGTCAAACCGAGCGTTGCAGGATATGCAGGAGTCTGGCCGCCTGCGGCAAGGATGCTGACCTCAAAGAGATTGGCTTCCTTGATCGTGCGGTTGTTGCCAGTCCACTCATCGCTGACCTTCTGAAAACCGAAGCTCATGCCAGCGGCACGACTTTCGTGGGTGAGCATAGAGATGACCTTTGCGCCGTCTGGGTCTTTCTCGTCAACCTTTGCCTCAACGCGGAGACCCTTCTCGTCTTCGGTAAGTGTCAGGCGGCCGCTTGCCGTTGTTGCCAACGCACGCGCCTCGTCGTGACCAAACAGGAATGAGATGATCTTCTGTCCGGCGGATGCACGCGATAGGCTGCGCTTGAACGCGCCTGGAGCGATTCGCTCCTCGAATGGAAGCCCCTCTGACGCAGAGTTCCAAATGGCGGCGTAGCCGGTGAAGGTTCGCTGCCCGGATGCATCGGCGTCGCCAAGTCGGTATTCACCAATCGGCAACGAGCGAGTTTCTTTCTCTTTCACGTCGTACCTCTCTGCTTCTTCTGCGCGGACAAGACGGTCTGCCCATGAGAGTACGCGATCAGCACCATTGGGATCGGTGGTCTCCACACCCCAAAGGAAACCCGCCACGGCCCCAGCCCCTGGGAAGCGTTCATCGGTGCGGTCGCTGTTCTGTGGTACGCCTTCCCAGTCGCCACGATGTCGACGAATCCATGCCCCGAGGCGAACCAGCTTGTCGCTGTCAACCCGATTGGCGACTAGCTCACGCGCATCGCGCACGGTCTCTGCCTGGAGTCCGTCGCCTGCAAGACCTTCTTCGTACCACTCCAATCCCTTTCGGGCTGCCTCCTGAATGTAGTCTGGGACTTCGTAGACAGCTCGCTTGTCGTATTCTCCAGCCCGGCTCTTCTCTTCTGAGTACTTAGGGTGGTCAGGGTTCAACAGGTCGTTGTCGCTAACGTAGGCCGAGTTGTCTGGCGATCCAGTGCGCGCCAAAAAGAGAAAGGCATTGACTCGTGCCATTGACCATTGCTCGCGGGTGGTGCCTGGTCGGTGGCTGACAGAGTAAGCGCCTGAACCACGGCGATAGACGGAACGGAGCGAGTCCACGCGCACCTTCGTCCAGTCTGGTCGGTCTCCGTCGGTCATCGCCTTGTTGTGATCGTCGCTCTTTGTCTGCAACGCCTTCTCAGTCGCCTCGCTCAACTTGATGTCGCCCAGTTTGCCCTTCGCGGAGCCTGGCTCGTTGGTGTCGCTCCCAGTGATCTGATCGGCTGGAGGTGCCATCGGATCGGTGTGCGCTGCTCGGTCATGGTCCATTTCAAGAACCTGCTCTGCCGTCATCGCGTTGATGCCCATACCCTCAGCGGCGTCACGAGCCTCTGGGTCGTTATCAACGAGATAGCCGATCTGCTCAAGGCCGTACTCGTCCACAATCTTGGAATACTTGTATGCCTTGAAAGCCTGTCCTACCTCTGGCCCTGGAGTCTCTGAGAAGTCGTTGAGGAAGATGCGTTCGTATGGCACGTCGTTCTCGTTGAGCCAACGCTCAGTCTCAGCGAGCCGGCTGATCGGTCGGGCGCTGACGATGAAGACGCGGACTCCCTCATCCTGAACGTCGCTCTTGATGTAATCAATCAGCGCCTGGCGCGGAATGTCACCGCTCGTTGTGAGCGTGCCGTCAATGTCGTAAATCTCAATCACGCAGTAGGCTCCTGACCCACGACGCCAATGTTGAGCGCCTTGTAGTGCGCGTCGCCACCTGGAACGTCTGCTCGATCTTCCAGTCGGCGAATCTCATTGAGGGAAAGAATGCCGTTGTTCAGAGCGACCTGATATGCGTCATAGCGTTCCTTGGTGGTCGGGCGGAGCAGTCCGTCAAGTGTGAACTTGATAAAGGTCTGGTCGGCACCCGGAACGAGTCGCTGCAAGCCAGCTTCTAGCCGAGCAACCAAAGGCCCTAGTCCTAGGCGCAGCCACTCGATGGAGACGATCTCCACGCTGTTGTAGGAAGTGTTGCCGCCTGGATACTGCAACAGGTGCAGCGGCACGCCCATCAAGCGAGCGATGGACTCTACGCCCCAGTGCAGCGTCTCCACAAGTTGCATGTCGCTAATCTTCATAGACATCTGCTGGAAGTCTGCGCCGCCAGTTAGCACGGCGATCTTGTGCATCTTCTCAATGCCTTCGTGTCGTCGGCTGAATGAGTTGCGGAGCGAGTCCGCCTGATCCTGTGTCAACTCGCCAGGGATCTTGATGACGGCCGAAGGAGAGGCGCCCTGTTCATAGAACTTGGCGCTGTAGAGCTGTGTTGCGGACGCCAGCCCGAGCGTTGTGCGGTGCTGCTCGACAGGCGATGGTGCGCGCATCTGCGAGCCGGTTGCGAACAGAGGAATGTGCAGGATGGCGTCCGCTGTCAACTCAACGGCAACGTTGTCCTGAGCGGTGACGATGTAGTACGGAATGCCATCTCGCTCACGGATCTCCACGCGCTTCGGATCAAGGACGCGCATCTCCACAATGTCGCCATTGCGTCCACGAATGAACAGCACGAAACAGTTGCCATCAACGAGGAGGCTGCTGACCATGCGGTGTTTCAGGTCAAAGCCAGTGAAGTTTGGGTTGCCCGGCTGCGGAGTCGTCAGCCAGTTAGGCGATGGACGATATGGTCGGCGCGTGCCGTCAATGCGGATGTAGGTATCCCACGGCAAAGAGGCGACGGTGTCGGCGTAGAGCTTGACGGCCGCGTAGTAGGCTCCGATGGAGAGCGCCGTCTGCTCGTTGATCGCAACGCCAGCACTTGAAACGAGCGGCTGGTTGTCGGTGATCCAGGTGCCACCGATGGCGCGCTGCTCACCCATGATTCGGCGCAAGATGCTCACTTACTTCTCCCCAAACTGTACCCTGCGGCGATCAAGGCGATTCCGCAAATGAT